CAATCATGGCTGGAGAGAGTCCATTGCCTGATCATGTCAGCCGAGAAGAAGCCTTAATGTTAATCAAACCAGACACTTGGAAGTTCTTTAATCAACCTAGTGCCCTATTAGAACAGTTTAATAAAGAGGGGGAACTTATAGGATATAAGAAGAATCCTCTTACGGAGAATAAGAATAATATAATTGGCAACTACTACGATGATATTATTAAAGGCAAGGATCGGGGTTGGATTAATGTGTATGTTATGAACCGTCTCGGTAGTCTAAATGATGGGAAACCAGTTTATCCAATGTTTAATGAAGAGGTTCATATTGCAAAAGAACCTATTTTGCCTGTAGCAAATATACCATTAATCATTGGGTTGGACTTTGGGTTAACTCCAGCGGCTGCTATTTGTCAGCATATTCGTGGTAAGTGGTTGATATTAGGTGAATTAGTTGCGGAAGATATGGGGATCATTAGATTCACTGAGACATTAAAACGAGACTTGGCAATGCGATATCCTAATATGCAAACTCTAGTTTATGGAGATCCATCAGGTGATTATCGTGCCCAGACTGATGAGAGAACGCCATTCCAGATTTTAAGATCTGCTGGAATCAGGGCATTCCCTGCTGGGAATAATGATATTTCTCTACGAATTGAAGCTGTCACAAGTCCACTTAATCGCATGGTTGATGGTCAGGCTGGATTCTTAATTGATAATAGATGTGTCAATCTTATCAAGGGTTTCCGTGGTGGTTATGGTTATAGACGAATGCAAGTATCTGGAGCCGAACGTCACGAAGATAAACCAGAAAAGAATAAGTTCTCTCATATTCACGATGCACTGCAATATGCTTTTATTGGTGGAGGAGAAGGCAGAGCATTGACAACTGGTGGTAGATTAAGCAAACCAATACAAGCAAGACGTGATTTTGATGTATTCAATAGACAACCATTACAGAAGCGCAATCGCATAAGTGCATTGTAATGTAGTGTTAATTAGTTGCATCGCTTATATATACTTATAGGAGATACATATGTGTGATCTTTTCAAACCTAAAGATGCTCCAGCTATGACGGCTGCTCAAGAAAAAGCTGCTGCTGCCCAAGATCAAATGATTATAGACCAACAATCAGCTTTGGATTCTTCTAAGACCGCAGATAAACTTAAACGTACTCAGGATCTTATTGCCCGTTCTGGTGGATTATATGGGATGCGTTCATTAATTTCTGGTCAAGCTGGTGGATCTGGGTTTCTTGCTAAAAAGGCTGGCTAATGATTAGCAATGAAGAGTCCATTCCTGTATCAAATGATACAGCAGAATCTTTGGCTATTCGGTTTAACCGAGCCAAAAGAATTAAAGACCTTTGGACTCCTAAGTTTGAAGAATGTTATGACTATGCCTTCCCGCAACGGGAAAGTTTCTATGCTCAAGAGCAAGGCCAGTCAAAGACTGACAAGATTTTTGATGAGACAGCAGTAGTTGGGCTTCAAGAATTTGCTTCTCGGTTGCAATCTGGTCTTGTTCCTAACTATGCTAGATGGGCAGAATTAGTTGCTGGCTCTGAAATTCCACCAGACCAGCGTAGTGATGTAGATATGGCTCTTGAAGAAGTAACCAATTATGTCTTTGAAATTATTCAAAATTCTAATTTTGCTCAAGAGTCCCATGAGAGTTTCTTAGATTTAGGAATTGGTACTGCTTGCCTTCAGATTACAGAAGGTGATGCGCTTAATCCTGTTATCTTTACATCTATTCCATTAACTCAACTTTATGTTGATGTGGGGCCAGATGATCGCATTGATGCAGTATTCCGTGAACGGACTCTTCGTGCCAGTAAGATTAAGATTGCTTATCCAAAGGGTTCTCTTCCAGCATCAATAGCTACAGATCTTTCACTTGGTAAAGATGAAGCAATTAAACTGGTTGATTGTACCTATCGTGTCTATGAATCTCCTGAAGAAACATATTTTCGTGTAGTCTTTGATCCTCTTAAAAAGGAAATCTTCTACCAAGAAAAATATACTGGGGTTGGATCTAACCCATTTGTACCATTTCGTTGGTCAAAAGCATCAGGAGAAGTCTATGGTCGTGGACCTTTAATGAATGCAATGCCAGCAGTTAAGACTTGTAATCTTGTTGTTCAGTTAATTCTTGAAAATGCACAGATGGCAATCTCTGGATTGTATACTATTGAAGATGATGGCGTAATAAATGTTGATACAATTCAATTAGTTCCGGGCACTTTAATTCCAATTTCGCCCGGATCTCAAGGATTGCGTAATGTTACAGCTGCTGGAAACTTTGATGTTTCTCAAATGATCTTAACTGATATGAGAATGAATATTAAGAAGGCTTTATATAATGATATGCTTGGTAATCCAGACCGTACTCCTATGAGTGCGACTGAAGTACAGCAGCGTATGGCTGACTTATCTCGTCAAATTGGTGCAGCATTTGGTAGATTACAGGCTGAGATGGTTAATCCAGTCCTTCGTCGTGTAATTTATATCCTTAAAAATCAAGGTCGCATTAATATTCCTACTGTTAATGGTAGAGAAATTAAGGTGAGATCTTCTTCTCCACTGGCTCAAGCTCAACAACAGCAAGATATTGTTGCATTCGATAGGTTTATTGAGTTAGTTAGTGCTAGGTTCGGACCTCAATTAGTAAATCTACTTATTAAAACAGAGGATGCTGCTAAATATTTATCTGATAAATTTGGAGTTCCAGAGCGGTTACTTCGTTCAGATCAGGAAAGAGCGCAACTTATGAACAAATTAACAGAACAAACAGGAGCACAGGTTGGTAGTCCACAAGCCGCCCCTAACACTGGGGCCTGATGGCATTACGCGTATTGCCTCGCAAGAAAAAGAATTGAACCAATTAGTATCTGGGGTATTTTCCAGTACTGGTGGGAAAGAAGTTCTTAAATATCTTCGTTCAATTACAATTGAATCTGTAGCTGGACCTTATATTAACCCAAATGAATTAATGCACCGCGAGGGTATGCGTCACCTTGTTGGTATTATTGAGCAGCGCATAGCGAGAGGGAACAATGTCTGATTCAATTATCTCTAATGAGACTACTGAAGCACCAGTAGTTGATGAAACTATTGTATCTTCTTCTGGGATAGAAGAACCTTTAATTAAACCAGACTGGTTACCAGAAAAATTCTGGGTTGATAGTAAACCAGCTGTAGAACAGATGGCAAAAAGCTATGCTGAACTGGAAAAGAACTTTAGAAGTGATGATATTCGTACCAAAATCATTGAGGAACTTTCAGAGGAAGCCTTATCGGCTAGGCCAGAATCCCCTGATAAATATGAACTTCCTCAATTTGAAGGCATCCCACCAGAAGCTATCAAAGGGCCGCTAACTGATTGGTGGCAAGAATTTGCTTTTGAGAATGCATTTGATAATGAAACATATCAAATTGGTATTGCTAAATATCTAGAAGCAATGTCGTCTAATCAGCCAGATTATGATGCAGAGTTTAAACTTCTTGGTGATAATGCTAAGATTCGAACTGAAGCAGTTGGCTTATGGGTTAACAAAAACTTTGCATCTGATGAACGTAAGGCTATTGAGCAACTTTGCAGTACAGCAAATGGTGTAAAAGTAGTTGAACGTATTATGGCTATTTCTCGTGGTGATGCTGCTGGCAAAAGGGAAAAAAACTGCAATAGTGCAAGAAGCACCAACTCAAACAACTGAAGATGATGTTAAGAAGATGATGAATGATCGTCGATACTGGCATCCAGCAGATCGTGACCCAAAATATATTGCAGAAGTTCAGGCTTACTTTCAAAAGAAGTTCAATAAATGAAGATTGGATTACTTAAAGAGGAGGATATCCCTGCTTGCATAGAACTTGGGTGGCTTATGCATGGTGAAAGCGCATTGAATGATATTAAATTTGATCTAAAAAAAATGCGAACCATAGCATACGCTTGCATAAGTCATTCAGATTGGTTTTGTTGCACTGCAAAAATTAATGATTCTGTTATTGGAATGATGGTTGGTCTTATTGGAGAGTATTGGTTTTCAAATGAACGATACGCTATGGATCTTGCTCTATATGTACATCCCGAATTTCGTGGTTCTTCTGCTGCTGTCCGACTTCTAAAAGAATTTACAGGTTGGGCATCTACCCAAAATATTAAACAGATTAGATGTGGCGAAACTACTAGGATTCGTCCAGAAGCTACAGCAAGTCTTTATAAAAAAATGGGATTTATTGATGGTGGACAAATATTTATTCGTCCTGTCCATTGAAAAAAATTCATTCTAAGAAGATTTGTTAAGTAAGGCCCGAATCTATAGAGACAAGCCCTAACGGACAACTTGACAAAGTAGGCTGGATAACCTTGGAACCCAATCTGTAACCAAACTCTTGGAGATAATCAATGTCATTGACAATTGATCAAGCCTTTATCAAGCAGTTTGAGTCCGAGGTCCACGTTGCTTATCAACGTGCTGGCTCAAAATTGCGTAATACCGTCCGTTTTAAGGGCACAGTAAACGGTACTTCGACAACTTTCCAGAAGGTTGGCAAGGGAACCGCTTCTCAAAAATCCCGTCATGGTGCTGTTCCTGTAATGTCACTTGACCATACAAATGTAGAATGCACTTTGGCTGATTACTATGCTGCTGATTATGTTGATAAACTTGATGAACTCAAGATCAATATTGATGAGCGTCAAATCGTAGCACAGTCTGCTGCAAACTCGCTAGGCCGTAAGTCTGATGATTTGATCATTACAACTTTGGATAGCACTTCAAATACGATTACTGAATCTGGAACTGATGGATTGACATCAACAAAGATCAATACTGTGTTTGAATATTTTGGTAACCAAGATGTACCTGATGATGGGGAACGTTATTTCCTTGTCTCTCCAGCGGGTTGGGTTGATCTTCTTGCGATCAGCGCATTCACTGATGCAGACTTTATTGGATATGATGAACTTCCTTATAAGGGTGGTATGGTTGCAAAGCGTTGGCTCGGCTTTATGTGGATGACTCATTCAGGTCTTTCCATAACTTCGACGATTCGTAAGTGCTATGCTTATCATCGTTCATCTGTTGGTCTTGCATCTGCACAGGATGTTCAGACTGAAGTGAACTATGTACCAGAACGCGCATCTAATCTTATTACTTCTAGCATGAGCCAAGGTACTGTTCTGATTGATGGTACTGGTGCTTATGAAGTTCAGATTAAGGAGTAATTAACATGGCTTTCACTCGTAGTTCTTTCTCTAAAGTTACTGGCGGTGCTCGTCAGATTCATTGGTATTCCTCAGCTGATGCAGTTGCGACTATTGCTGGCTCAGGTTATTTCAATGATGCAACCAACGATCTAAAGCAGTATGATATTATTCTTGCTGTTGGTTCTACTGGTGGTACGCAAACGGTTGATGTGCTTGTCATTACTTCGGCAACTGGTGCAACAACGGTTACTGCAACCAATGGAACGTAACTGATTAAGCGGGTTCCTCTCCTTCCGCTTGATTGACTGGGGTGGGGTTGTGTGGATTCAACCTCACCCTTTTTTTAAGGATGGAAAATGTCTATTACTAGTATTGATATTTGTGCCAGAGCTTTAATTTTAATTGGGGCATCTCCAATTACATCATTTAATGATGGCACAACTGAAGCAATCGTAGCTGACAATCTCTATTCAGATACAGTTAAAGACATTCTTTCTCGACATCGTTGGAGATTTTCTACTGGTCAATCTCAATTAAGTAGATTGGTTGATGCTCCAGATGCAAAATGGGACGCAGCATATCAACTTCCTGCCGACTGTTTATTAGTTCATGGTGTCTATGTTAATGGAAGTCCTATAGAATTTGATCGCTATCAAGACATGATCTATTGTAATGCTGTAGATACAGATGAAGTTTATCTAGATTATATCTTTAATGCTTCTGAAGATCTATGGCCTCCATACTTTGTAACTTTAGTTACATTCCAACTTGCATCTATCTTTGGTTATTCTGTTGCACAAAATGAAGTGCTATCTGATGCTTTTGAAAAAAGAGCAATTAGACAATTTGCATTAGCTCGCAATTTAGATAGTCAAAGTCAAACAAACAAAAAACTTCCTGTCGATAGATTTATTCAATTTCGTCGTAATCTTAGGAATTAATGATGGCGAAAGCTGGTGGATATAAATCAGTTCAGACTAATTTTTCCTCTGGAGAAATTGGCCCACTTATGAATATGCGAATTGATACAGGTGCATATAATAATGGTGCTAAGAAACTTCGCAATGTTGGATTACTTAATCAGGGTGGCGTAGCTCGTCGTGCTGGTACAGTTTATAAAGCAACATTAGGTGCTCGTTCTAGGCTTGTTCCATTTAGATTTGCGTTTGATGAACAATATGTATTTGCATTTAGTAATACTACATTAAAGATATATGATCCAAGTGGGACTCTTTTACAGACTATAACAGGTTGTCCTTGGGTTACTGCTAATATTTTTGAATTAACTTATTCTCAAATCGCAGATGTAATGATTATTACCCATAATGATTTTGCTATTCAAAAAATAACAAGAACAGGTGCTAGTACATTTACTCGTACAGATTTTGCATTTACATTATCAAACAATAATGCTGTAAGTTATCAACCATTTTTTAAATTTGCTACCCAGACAATAACATTAAGTTCTAGTGCGGCAACAGGTACTGCAACTATAACATCTAGCGCAGCATTTTTTACATCTGCTTATGTTGGAACTAGAGTTCGTTGGTTTGAAACTGATATTTTAATAACAGCTTATACAAATTCTACCACTGTAACTGGTACAATATATGGTACACTTGAATACACTTTAGATATTGATGCTTTTCGTACTACAGATGGATCTACCACTGTAGAAGTAACTCATGTAAATCATGGATTTGCTAATAGTGCTAGTGTTACATTCTCTAAATGTAATGCAGTTGGTGGCATAACTGCTGCTCAATTAAATGGAACTAGAACTATTACAGTTATCAATGATAATATGTATACCTTTGTTGCTGGTGGTGGGGCTTCCTCATCAGTAGATGGAGGTGGGCCACATATTACAATTAGCGGAAATAATCTTCCAACTCGTAATTGGCAAGAACAATCATTCTCTTCTATTAGAGGATATCCAGCAGCGGTTACTTTCCATGAAGGGCGTTTATGGTTTGGTGGTTCTTCTTCACAGCCAGATGCTTTATGGGCTTCTGTTATTTACCAGTTTTTTAACTTTGCAATAGGCGAAGGACTTGATTCGGATTCTATCCAAATCACAGTTGGATCTAGTGATATCTCATCTATACGACATTTAGTATCTAATCGTAACTTACAAATCTTTACTGCTACAGCAGAACTTTTTGTTCCTCGTATTAATGATACTACAATCACGCCAAATAATATTACTGTTAGTCGACAAACTCCATATGGAACTTCACAAGTACCACCAACTCCTTTTGATGGTGCAACTCTTTTTGTTCAAGCATCTGGCAAATCTGTAAGAGAATTTACTTATAGTAGTGCAGAAGAAGCCTATGCATCTCCAGCACTTTCAATTCTATCAGAGCATTTAATTATATCTCCACAAGATATTACTGTTAATTATGGAACTACCAAACGTGGCGAACAGTATCTTTTATTAGTTAATAGTGATGGAACTATTGCTCAGTTTACTTCATCTCGCGCAGAAAAAATTGCTGGCTGGACTCTATGGAGTACTGAAGGCGGTGGCTCTCCAAAGTTTGATTCTGTATGCACAATTGGTGAATTTACATATGCCTCAGTTCTAAGAGGAAGTTCTTATTTCTTAGAAAGATTTGCTGAAGATGATTTAACTACACCATTAGATTGTGCAACTTCTTATACTTCAGGATCAGCACAAACGGTTTGGACGGTTAATTCTATTTATGCTGGAAGAACTGTAGATGTAATTTATGGTGGTTATTATTTTGGAAGTTATCTAGTTAATGGATCAAACCAGATTACATTAAATTCAGCAACTACAGATATTACAGTTGGTTATACATTTACAGTTGAAGTAAAAACAATGCCAATTGAAGTTGCTGATAGATCTGGATCATATAATGGGCGACCTAAAAGAATTGGTCGAGTTATTATGGATCTAAATGAAACTCTTTCTGTATCTATTCAAGGAAATAAATTAATTTTGCGTCAAGTAACAGATGACTTTTCATTAGCCCCTACTGCTATAACTGGAAAGAAAGAATTTTTTCTTCTTGGATACTCAAGAGATGCTTCAATTACAATCACTCAAAGTGAACCACTACCATTAAGATTACTTGGTTTAGCAATGGAGGTATCAACCTAATGTGTACAGGTGCAGAACTCCTTATAGCTAGTAGCTTAGTATCTGGTGCTGGAGCAATAGCTGGTGCTGCTGCTACTTCTGCGGCTGCTCAAACTGAAAATAACTTTCGGCAGTATCAACTTAATATTCAGAATAAACAACTTGAGACAGATGCTAAGTTAGCAGAAGTTAATGCTAGTCAAGTTGAACTGCAAAGACGAGAAGAGGCTAGAAGGCTTCGTGCGTCCAATGAAGCATTCTTAGCTGGCTCTGGGGTTGGAACTAGTTTCTCCTTCTTAGAGGGTAGCTCTGTGGCTGCTAATCGTGCATTACGAAATGATGTTGCATCTTTGAGATTGAATCTTGGTGTTAACACAAATCGTATTGCAGATCAGATTGCGGTTAATCGTGCTGAAGGACAATTCTCTAAAGCTCGTGCAGATCAAACTAGTCAATCTGCTTATATGAATGCTGCATTTGATACTGCTTCTAGTGCATTTGGTAAT